CCATCTATCATCCATCATGTAACACCGACGTAAAATCTTGTCCACAACCTGTTAATAACTTCTGGATGGGCTGGCTTAGACCCACCCGTCCCAGGACAGACACCCGGCGATTGATGCGATATCGGGTCGAACATTCCCAACATACACAACCCATCTAAATCCCTATATATGTTTAAATAGATTAAGACCAGAAATAGCCCCTGTTCATAGCTCGTTCATAAGTATTAGTATAGTCAGATTCGCTCTTTTTACCCCACCCGTACCTCCCCGTTTAGTTGTAACATCTGTGTAACAGGTCAAATTCCCCAAAAATTTTTTCGATTCTAAAAATCAATTCGTTTTTAAAAAAGCTGAGGTTTTATCTGTAGACCAACACAAATTTTCCTAAGTAGCAAAAACGTATTGATTATTCAACCAAAAGTCCTATACGTACGCGTATGTTAACCCCCCTATTAGTGAGAGGGTACGAGTGTTTCTTGTAAACAAACATTAACGCCTGTGAAAGACGAAAGACTTGACAAACACTTCTCTTCTCGCTAAAATGTGTAGTATGTATACTTGTTTAGATTGTGGTCAACGAATTGTAAACTATGCCTCTAGGACTAGTTGTTTAAGCTGTGACATTAACCGAGACTTCGCCCACTTTGAGAGTAACCAAGACTGGCGAAAGATATACAGCCCCCAAACCAAGATTCCGGCTAGTGAGAGTTAAAAAGAAAAATCTCCTTTTCTCCTAGAACCTCTTTTTCTCTTAAAAGAAAAAGACTTTAGTTTCTTGATTATACAAACCACGACCAAAACTTTTATAATTCGCCCCCTTTCGACAACGCCCCGTAGGGGCTGTCAGCATGACTAACGAACTAACAGAAGCAAACAAAACAAACCTCGGTCTTGAAACGGCTGTGAAGTTTAACAAGCTTAAACCAAGAGCCAAGCGGTTTATAACGTATATCTGTGAAGGTCGTAAGACGATTGATGCGTATAACCGGGCTGGTTATACTGGCAACAGGCAGTCTGCCTACCAGCTTCGCTGTGAATACGGCTGGGCTATTGATTACGTTATGCAGAACGAAGGTTTGGACAGGCTGGGTCTTTTAACCGAGATTAAGAAGCTTATGGAGCTTCCGTTGGCTGAACACATTAAAGCCCTTTCTGTGAAAGAAAAGCTTTCTGTGCTTCGTGAGTTGGGAAAGCTCCTACCGCAACAGAAAGAGAATAAACAGATTTCCACGTTTCTAATTCAAAAGTTTGAGAACGTCGAACCACCCAAACAAGTCATTGATACAACTGCACAGCGGACAGACGAGAGCATTTAACTGCCTTAAGCGGTTCATTGCTGTGATTGCTGGAATCCAGTCCGGAAAAACCTTCTTAGGGGCTGTGTGGCTTACAGATAGAATCCAAAGGGATTACCAAGAAGGCAAGAAGGGGGACTACTTAATCTGCGCCCCGACAATTAAGATTCTGAACCAGTCCACCCTCCCAAAGTTCCTTGAAGTTTTTCCGAAAGATTGGGGTACTTACAAAGCTCAAAGACAGTGCTTTGATCTGGCTTGGGGAAATAAGATTTATGTTCGGTCAGCGGATGAACCCGAACACTTGGAAGGTATGACCCTCCGTTCTGCGTGGCTAGACGAGGTAGGGCAAATGGTAAGTCAGGTGTGGACAAACATTCAAGGTCGCTTGTCCATCCATCAGGGTTCTTGCATAATGACGACAACCCCTTACAGCATGGGTTGGTTCTTCAGGGATATCTACAAAAAGGCCGCTTCTGTTTGTGGCAATCCAGACAGTGACATTGAAGTTTTTACTTGGGACTCTGTCGAGAATCCCCACTTCCCCAAAGAAGAGTATGAGAGGGCTAGAGCAACAATGCTTCCCGCCTTGTTTGAACGTAGGTATCAGGGGAAGTTTACACAGCTGGAAGGACTGGTATATCCGCAGTTTGGGGAAGAGCATATCCTTGAACCCTTCCCCATTCCGGGTAACTGGACTAACAGATTTGCTGGTGTGGACTTTGGGCATACGGCCCCCACAGCCATTGTTTGTATAGCCGAGAATCCTGAAACACACGAGTTTGTTCAGTATAGGGAACTGTATAGAAGTGGGTTGCTTCTAAAAGAGATTGCAGACTTCCTGCTCCACGAAAACTACAGAACAATCCTTGCTGATCCATCAGACGCGCAGAACATTGATGAACTATCAAGGTTTTACGGGGTTAAGGGAATTAAGCCAGCAGATAATCGGGTAGGAACAGAACGTATTTCTAGTCTTTTAACCGAGAAGAGACTAAAAGTATTTTCTAGCTGTGAGAAGACGATTGGGGAGTTTGAGTTGTACCACTACCCCAATCCTGATATGGACAAGGTTTTTAAAGACCGCCCTGTGGCAAAGAATAATCATGCTATGGACGCTCTAAAATACGCCTTCTCTAAACCACAAAGCGGACTATACCCAGCTGTGACAAGAACAACGCTGGAAAAAAGAAGTAAACTACAGAACAGGAGATTGCCTGTCAATGACTACTGGACAGGTTACTAATAATGGCTACCAAAACTAAGACAGAAAACGAGGAACCTATTACGAACATAGCCATCTCTATGCCTGAAGGGGCTACAGATGCAGATAGGCTCTACAAGCAGGAAAACCTAGTTAATGCCATTATCAAAGATTTTGAAATCTGGCAGAACTGGCGTAAGCCTTGGGAAACCATGTGGCTGGAAGTTTACAAGTTGTATATCAACTTTGTCAAGGAACATAAGATTCCTACAAGAGCCAAGGTTTTTGTTCCTATCGTGTTTCAGGTTGTTGAAGCGGCTATGCCGAAACTAATTTCTATTATTTTTGGACAGGATGATTTCTTTGACATTAAGACAGGTGATAAGGATAAAGAATCCATCCCCATCCTAAAGGTTCTTTTGCAGGAAGAGTTGGAACTATCTAAAGTTTTTATTAAAAGTCTTGACTTTCTTAAACAACTTCTCATCTATGGAACCTCTTACTTCCTTGTCTACTGGAAGGTTAAGAGAGATTGGGTTTATGTACGTACCCCCAACCGCACTGACAAAACAGTATTCGGTATTGTGATTGGTAAAAATGAACTAAGCTGGGACAAAAAGTTGGAGTATGCGGTAACTGAACGGCGTCCCGAAGTGGAAGTTCTGGACATTGCTGATGTTTACCCTGATCCTACAGCCCGGACTGTTGGAGAAGGCAGGGGAATCTTTGTAAGAAGTGTTATGTCTCGTTCTGATGTTCAAGAAATGGGGGCAGGGAAATTCCCGGCTTATGATAATACCGATAAGATTGAAGCAAATCAGAATAGTACCTCTCTTGCTGATAATAACATCATGTCTGATAAGCGTGGAGCTATCCGGGGGCTTCCCTCCGGGTTTCGAGATAAGGATGAAGTGGAGATTCTAACCTTTTGGGGGAAGTATGATCTGGATGGTGATGGGATTAAAGAAGAGTGTCAGATTGTTATTGCCAATAGAAAGATTCTTCTAAAAGCTGTTCGTAATCCTTTTGACCATCAACAGCGTCCGATTATCCGTTCCACTCTTTTCAATGTTCCGATGGAGTGGTTTGGAATTGGCCTGATCGAACCTGTGATTAGCCTACAGCATGAACTAAACACTCTGCGTAGGCAACGGCTTGATAACATCAATCTCATCCTGAATCGTATGTGGAAGGTTGATTCGCTGGCTGATGTTGACCTAGACTCCCTTATTAGCTCTCCTGATGGTGTTATCTTAACTGACAACATGGATGCTGTAGAACCTCTTGCAACACCTGATGTTACAGCGTCAGCATATAATGATGCCGCTGTCATTCAACAGGACATTGAGAACACTACGGCCCCCAGATCGGTTCAGGGTACTCCTGAATCCGGTAAGCTTGGACGTACAGCAAGAGGGGCGGAGCTAATCATCTCACAGGCTCTTGAGAAGTTTGGACTGTCTGCCAGAGTTACAGAGGAAAGTGCCTTTAAGAAACTTCTGTGGTTCTTCCATGAGTTGAACCAGCAGTTCTTGGACAAAGACGAGTATTTTTCAGAAGGCGGATTATACGGGCATTTGTTTGCCATTCCGCCCATACCAGAACAGATCAATGTCAAAGCAACCTTTGAGATGTTGGGTGTGGCTGAAACAACAAAGAGAGAAGCTGTGATCAATCAGCTGTACTCTTTCTCTTCAGTCTTCGGCCCCCTGTTCGGTGCAAATCTAACTTTTGTGGCTAAGAAGGTGTGGGGGCTTATGGGATTTGACGACAAGGAGTTCCCGTCTGAAATGAGTCCTGAACTCCTTAGCTCACCAATGCCCGACTTAACAGGGCAGATTGGACAGAATGGAGCTTCTGCACCAGCCTCCGTACCGGGAGTTGTAACTAATGGATAGATCAGAAGACGCAGTTAAAGCTCGCCTTGAGATGACAGCCCAAGAGGGGGCTGTGTTGCGGGAGTGGGCAAAGCATCCCGGTTTTACAATTTTGAAACGTTGGCTAGACCAAGAAATCAATGATGCGCGTAATCGTTGGCTTTCTGCCTCTAACAAGGATGAAGCGGAACAGCTTCGGTTAGAGAATAAGGGTTTAGTTAAAGTGTACGATTTCGTGAAGAAAACCATCCTTCAAGGAGACTTCGCTAACAACCAACTTGCTAAGTTGGCTAGTGAGTCAATTTCAAGTGATGGCAAACCCCTCAACGGATAGTTGAACAAGGGTTTAGGAGACTAGAATAATATGGCTGAACCTGTCAATAATCCAACGGCCTCGGCTCTTGCAGAAGCGGAAGCTACTGTTAAAGCTGAACAAGCCAAAGCGACTGAACAGGCTAAAACAAATGACCCTACCCCCAATAAGGAGACAAAGGAACAAGCCTCCGATAAAACTCCTGCTGGACAAGGTAGCTTAGACTATAAATCAGAGTACGAAAAGGTTAAGAAGAGCTACGAAGACTTGAGGGGTGAGTTTACAAGACGCACCCAATCAAGCTCGGCTGTTGAGAAGAAACTTGCAGAATTTGAGGCAACTCAAAAGAA